AGCAGGCGCTGTTTCTACTATTACAACAGGCAATTTAGCAGCGTCTCGTGCCTTAGCCTCTGATGGCTCTGGAAAAGTCGCTGTATCAGCTGTTACCGCTACAGAGCTAGGTTACTTAGATGGCGTCTCTAGTGCTATTCAAACTCAACTAAACTCTAAACAAGCTACTATCACTGGTGCCGCCACAACAATTGATGATACTAATCTTACCGCATCTCGTGCTCTTGCTTCTGATGGCTCTGGAAAAGTCGCAGTTTCGGCTGTTACTGCTACAGAGCTAGGTTACTTAGACGGCGTTTCTAGTGCTATTCAAACTCAACTAAACTCTAAACAAGCTACTATCACAGGGGCTGCTACAACAATTGATGATACTAACCTTACAGCGTCTCGGGCTGTAGTATCAGACGGATCTGGTAAAGTTGCAGTATCAGCAGTTACTTCCACAGAGATTGGATATCTTGATGGAGTCTCTTCAGCGATTCAAGATCAATTAGACGCAAAAGGCACTACTGCAGAAGATACAGCTTTACAAGCTAGAATTACTGCTAACGCTACTATTACTACCGCTGTAGAAGCTAGACGTGTAGCAAATATTGCTGGGGCAGTATCTACTATTACAACAGGTAACTTAACCGCTTCTCGTGCTTTAACATCGGACGGGTCAGGTAAAGTTGCTGTATCAGCCGTTACTGCTACAGAGCTAGGATATCTTGATGGCGTCTCTTCAGCAATTCAGACTCAACTTGACGCTAAACTTGCTTCTACAAGCTATACCGCTTCTGATGTATTAACAAAACTTCTTACTGTAGACGGTACAGGCTCTTCTATTGACGCTGATCAGCTAGATGGTCAGCATGGCAACTATTACGCAGTTGAAACTACCCGTGCATCAAATGCCGCAGAATTAGCTTCTGGGATTGCATCAGCAGTTGCAGGTTCTGGTATCACTTCGTTCTCATTTGAAGATGGTGGTGCTGGTACTTCTGTTGAGATGGGTGATAGTCAGAGAGTTAAATTTAATGAAGGTGGTGGTGTTGATATTACCTTCACTGACACCTCTCCAGGTTCGGTTGCAGATCCCTATGACTTAACATTCACAATTGATACTTCTGTTATCGCAGGTGCTGGTTTAACAGGGGGAGGTCAGTTAAACGCATCTAGAACATTAAATATTGGCGCAGGTACAGGTGTTACAGTAAACGCAGACGATATCGCGATTGGACAGGATGTTGCCACTAGTGCTTCTCCAACTTTTGCAGGGTTAACAGTCACAACATTCGATTTAGGGGCACTCTCGTAAATATATTTTGACCATAGGTTAAAATTATGTTAGAAAGGTTATTATGAGTACAAAAATTTCACCATTTATGGGCGGCTTAGGCATTGATGCCCGCTCAAAATTCGAAGTTCTAGCTAACGCTACTGTTACTGTAGGGGATGGAACAACTACAGGTAATATTGTTGTAGGCACAATTACAGCAGGTACTTTTAATGGACTAAGCTCAAACTCAATTGGAGACGGTGATTCTACGGTTTCTATTATAGATCCTGCAGTATCTATCATATCTAACGGTTTAGAATATCTCACTATAGATAAAACTCAAGGAGTTGAGTCTCAATTTATAGGTAATGTGTCAATAGGAACTAATGCTTCAAACACATTTTCAATTACAGGCAAATTCGATTTAGGAACACTTTAAGGAGTAAAGCATGGCTACACAGCTACAATTTAGACGAGGAACCTCAGCTCAGAACAACTCTTATACAGGGCTTGCGGGTGAGATTTCTCTTGATACAGATACAAATAACATAAGAATCCATGATGGTTCTACTGGAGGTGGTGCTGAACTGATTCCATCAGGTACAATTGTTGCATATGGTGCCGCTTCCGCTCCTACCGGGTGGCTTCTTTGTGATGACTCTGCTGTTTCTCGCACAACCTATGCTCGTCTATTTGCTGTAATTGGCACTGGGTATGGTGTTGGCGATGGCTCTACAACCTTTAATGTGCCTGATCTAAGAGATAAAGTTCCTCTAGGCAAAGGAACTAATAACTCAACTCTTGGTACTACTACTGGTTCTGCTAGTGCAAGCAGTGTCTTAGCTTCAGCTACTAAATCCGGTGTTACAACAGCTGCTTCAAATACAGGCACTGGAACTACTGGCTCAGACAACACAGGCACTGGTACTACTGGTACTAGTACCACTGGTACTGGAACTTCTGGGAACTCTACCTCTACTACTGCTGCTTCAGACACTGCTAATGCTACTTCTACTACTGCTGCCTCAACTACTGGCAGTAGTACTACTGGAAACTCCACCGCTACTACTGTTGCTAGTACTACTTCAGCTGCCGGAAGTAGCACTGTAGCATCAAATACAGGTGCTGATGGTGCTGGAGACTTGACACTTACTACATATTCAGTCGATCAGACTCTTGCTTCAGGCGGTAAAGACGTTACGCAGGCCACTCTTGTAACAGCGGTAAACCAAACAAACCATACTCATTCAATTCCTTCATTAACAGTTAACAATCACGCACATACTATCCCTTCGTTAACAGTTAACAACCATACTCACTCTGTTCCTGGTTTAAGTATTCCATCCCTAACAGTTAACAATCACACACACTCTATACCTTCACTAACAGTTAACAACCATACTCACTCTGTTCCAGGTTTATCTGTTCCTGGGTTATCTATTCCAGCCTTGTCTGTTCCTGGTCTATCTATCCCAGCACTTACAGTGCCTTCTTTAACTGTAAATAACTTTTCAGTGAATACTACACTACCAACAGAAGTAGTGAATTATATAATTAAAATTTAAGGTGATATAATGTCTGATAGTCGTGAACTAGACCAAATACAAATTGAGATTGAGCGACTTCATGAACGCTCACAAAATAATAAGGCTGAAATTCAGTCACACGAAGCTGTTTGTGAAGAACGCTATCTACACATTGTTAAAATGTTTGAACGTATGGAAACACAAATGTGTAAAATGGATAAAGAGATAGAGCACATCGGTGAGTTAGCTACAACAGGACGTGCTTCTCTTAAAACTCTTTTATGGATAGGCGGTCTCGCAGTAACTTTAATTTCTGTTGCCACAATGATTATTAATGTATTTCCTAGATGAGTGATAAATTTTTTCGTATTAAAATTCAACGTCTTTTAGACAAACTTCCCACTCCTGTACAATTCAATGAATCACAATGGGCAATGGTAGAGAATTTAGATTCTTCACGCTTTTGTGTTCATATTGCTGCTCGTCGTACAGGTAAATCCTATGCTGCCGCTATCCTTGCTTTTGCTAAATTATTAGAACCTGGACAACAAGTAATGGTTGTTGCTCCTAACTTTTCTCTATCGTCAATTATTTGGGATTATGTAGGCGACCTTATCAAGCAACTTGAGATAGAAGTTGACCGCTATAACCAAAAAGATAAAGTTATAAAACTGATAAACGGTTCCATATTTAGACTGCTTTCTGCTAATAACCGTGATTCCCTTGTAGGCCGAGCTGCAAATCTACTAATTGTTGATGAGGCAGCTATTATTCCTAATGAGGAATACTATACACGTGACTTGCGTCCTGCTCTCTCTACTTTTCAAGATTCCCGATGTTTATGGATTTCAACCCCTCGTGGTAAAGGTAATTATCTCTATGACTACTTTCTACGAGGAAATGACCCTGAGTATCCCGATTGGGCTGCTTCTATTCACACTTGGCGCTCTAACCCTCTCTTATCTGAAAAAGACGTTGAAGAGGCTAAAAAGTCAATTACCAAAGCTCTTTATTTACAAGAATATGAGTGTGAGTGGACAACTACAGAAGCACAGATTTACTTAGATTTAGACGAAGATAAGCATATTGGAGACTTTGTAGGCGAACGTTTTTCAGAAGTTATCGCAGGTCTAGACGTTGGGTATCGTGATGAAAATGTATTTGTCGTTATAGGTACAGATGGTGATAATTACTTTATCATAGACGAATTTATATCAAAAGAATCAACTACATCAGAACTAGCCGCAGCAATTGCAGAAAAAATAGATGAGTGGTCGATTGATACTATTTACATTGATTCTGCAGCTCAACAAGTAAAAGCAGATTTTGCATACGATTATGATATTTACTGTGAGAATGCTATTAAGTCTGTAAACGACGGTATAAACTCTGTACAAGTTTTAATTCAGCAAGATCGACTTTTCTTTGATACTGAAGGGGCAAGGCACACTTTCTCTGCAATGGCAGCATACAAATGGAATCCTAATACAGAAACTCCTAAAGCTGTTCACGATTGGGCTTCTCACCCGTGTGATGCTGTTAGATACGCAATTTACACACACCAAAAAATGAGTAATATATCAATTTATGCTTAGAATTATAATATTAAACTATAAAAGACCACAAAATGTTAAAGCAATTTGTGACTCTTTATGTAAAAATTTTAAAATCACTGTGATTAACAATAACCCAACCCAACCTTTTAGTCATCCTAAAGCTGATGTGATAAATAATACAAAAAATAAGTATTGTATTGAACGTTGGGTTAGATGTTTTGACTATCCTGAAGAATATAAACTAATTTTAGATGACGACTTATTACCTCATCCCTTACTAATAAAAAAGATGTATGATATGCAACAAGACATAGTAGGTATATACGGTAAGCATGGTGTTTCTAAGGCAAAACACTACAAACAACTTAGAGATAGTTGGTGCACAGCTGCACAAGTTGACTTCTTAGTAGGATCCGTGATTATGGTAAAACAATCTTGTCTTGATAGTGTTAAATCTGATATATTATCTAATACCCACTTAACAAGAGGAGATGATATTCTTGTAAGTTATCTTATTAGAAAACTTAAGAATTACACGCATCTACCTACTGTTTCTGGGAATGTTCTAAACCTGGGTGAAGGGATTGTGGGTTTAAATAAACACCCAGATCATTTTACTAAACGTTGGGAAGTGCTTCAAGAATGTCTGAGTTAAAAAGATTTCCTATCAAATATATAAGAGATTATATTAAGAAAGATTACAAACTTCGTGATGAGTGTTATATATGTG